CTATTTATAGTATTTAATTTATCCATTATTAATATTTGATTAGCTAATAGTTGCTCTAATTGGTTAGACATCTTATCTATTTTATTATTAAGACTATAATAATCAGCATTAGTATTACTATTAATATTTTGTTTTACATCATTACTAATTTTCGATTCTGAATTTAATAGTTCAATTGCTTGAGGATCAAAATTATTTAAATCAACAAGTTCAACACTATTTGTTGAATCTATAGGAAATGTAATATTTCTCTCTTTTTGCATTCTCTCTAATAGTTCATTCATATTATTACTAGTTAAGGGTTCCTCTTTAGTATCGCTAAAATCTATTACTTCTGGCTTCTTAAGTGTTATAAGCTCATCAAAACTCACTTTTTTCTCAATAAGTTCTTTATCAAACTCCTCAAGCTTTTCAGCTTTTAATGTTTCTTTTATTTCGATGGGAGTTAATAATGATTTTTTATACTTATTTATATTAACTATTATATTTTGCAATATTATTTTATTCATAGCAATAATATTTTTAGATTCATTAATGCTATCTATATTATTGGTAAATAATTCTTTATTTTCATCCAAACTTCTTATCACCGTTTTTTCAAATATAGATTGAATATTATTAAAATTTGATTCAGGTATATTATTAAATAATTTATTATTATATAATACATTCCATAAAACCTCTTTATTTTCTTTACTTGTTATAAAATTTGCCATAATCTATTTCTATTTCTATTTATATTTTTATTTTTATATAAAAATAAAAATATTTGTTTTATAATAAGTAACATACTATGTTAAAATCCGCACTTATATTTTTAGGACTTTGGTGCGCATCACCTTTTTCTATGCCAGCATATAATCCTAAAACACAAGTCCATTTACATTTAGAACGATTTAACGAAGGGCTACATTTATATCATATTGGAATAAGTTTTAAAAATAATAATAGTATATTAAGATACGATTATCGCCCTTTTTGTGAACCAAATAAATGCGAATTTAAAACAGTTTCCACTAATGGCGTAAGCAGTGATGGCGTCAGCACTAATGGCGTAAGCACTAATAGCGTAATTAATCCTGTTATAAATAAGCAAGTATCATTAGTCGATAAAATATATAGATTTTATATTCCAGAAAATGTTCCAAATAAAACCATATTTTGGGGTGAAACCACTAAATCGTTGGATGAAGTAGAGCAATTTGAAAAAACACTACAAAAAAAATATATATTAGGTATTAACGATTGTCGCCATTATGTTAATCGTATTTCATTATGGGCTCTTAATAAGCGCACACCTATATGGAGCTTAGAAAAATTATGGAACATTTCACAGACGCATTTATCTTAATATCTAATTATAACATATTAATTATAAAAAATTGATTAAATTATATTATATAATTATATAATATAATATAACAATTTAAAAGCATAATGCCTTTTACAAAAGCAAACAAGTTTTTATACAGCAAAACACTATTTAATATGTTATTTTTAAACGAAGTAGGGCCTCTTGGACGGTGGAGTCAAGAGCGATGTGCTATTAAATTAAACAAGAAAATAGATTTGGCAAATGAAGACAATTGTGGTCCATGTGGTGAATATATATTAACTAAATTAGATTCTGTTAAGGCAAAAACAAATTATTTCAGTCCTTATTTAATGGCCGAGCACGAAGAACGAGAGAAATTATAAGCTTATTTCAAAAATATAGGATCAATTTTTAAATGCGCCTCATTATAATATTTTTTTCTATATTTTTTCATCGTGCTGTCTTTTATGCGTGTATTTTTAAAATAACTATAAGTCTTATTTTCTTGTAATAATTCTATTACAAAATACAAGGTATACATACCACATTGTCCGTCTCCATATTGATGAATGAAACCTTCATTGTCGTCTACAGTTAATTTAATGTTTAGATTTTGTGCTTGATTTACTATTCTATCTATCAATATTTTTATTTGTTTTGGAACTTTATAGCCATTACTATCAAAATAAAAAATAAATTTTTTATCTAAATCAAGAAATAAAGCTATCCAATGTTGTCCTGGTTTATTATGAGGATCTGTGTTAAATATTACTCCAATCTTACTAATATTATTTTTTATATGATTTTCTAAATTAAAATTACATAATTGCTCCCATACACACGTTGAGAATAATTCTTTAGAATCAAAATCAATAGGAGATGGCCCAATGAATTTAAAGTTTTTATGAGATTTTTCATATTGCTTCATTATTTTTATTATATCAACACTTGATAGCCATGTATTTGGTTTCGAAACCCACGTTTGAGGTGAAAAAGGCTTAAATATTTCTTTTATCAATAATTCACTATTATTAACTTTACTTAATGGTGTTTTTTTTAACCAGCATAATTCGTCGTAGCATTGTTTATTTAATTTGTCTTTAAAAAAACCCCATATTTCTTTGCTATTATTAGTTAAAATTTTATCTTTATTATTGGCATTCCAAACGTTTTTAAATATTTGTAAATTATTACGCGTAAAACAAGTATAATTCTTCAAATCGTTATCAACATATTTAGTTTGATAAGGAGAGCATTTAAGTCTATTAAATTTCTGCGATTTTTTTTTCGTTTTACGCATTATATTTGTAATAGATTTATATGATTTTTTTTTCATGGAAGATAGACCATACATTATACTTATTTATTATATACTATATATAAGTATAATAAATTATTCTCGCCTTTGTGGAAGTATTTTTATATTATTTTTAACGGATTTTCTAATAACAAACATATCTAAATTTGTTATCTGTTTCTTAGAACACATAGTATTTATTGTTTCATTATGTATATTGAAATCATTTAAAGAGGCATCATTTCCTAAATTAGAGGCATTTGTGTAGTCTTTTAATTCGTCTTTTATTATATTCTTTATTTTTTTCTCTTTTAAATACAATATTAAATTTAAAATATATAATAAATAATATACTTTGTATTTTTCACCACTAATTATTTTATCATTATTTTCTATTAGCTTTGCTAAAGTTATAGTATTATAGTTTATTATTTGTTCTTTAAAAGTATTAATATTTTCTTCTATATTATCATATAAATCTTTCAATAAGCTGTTATTACTTAATAACTGCTCTAACTTATTTGTTTTTAAATATTGATTTTGATTTGCTAAATAAAGTAGGTCTATTTTATTAATTGTTTGTGGTTCTTCTTTGGTTAATGGTTTTTCTTGAGTTAGCGGTTTTTCTTTGGTTAATGGTTTTTCTTGGGGTAACGCTAGATCAATATTTACAATATTCAATTGCTTTGATTTCTTCTTTTTTTCCTTTAATTTATTATTAAGCATATTATTAAGGATATTATTTTATAAATTTATTTTATATTTTTTAATTGAACACGTGTTGAATTATAGAATATTTCATTTCCTATTATGGGGGATAAATTTGGATTAAAATCATTAAATCGTTCTTCTCTAAATACTAAACGACTATCAATAATATTTGGATTATGACTTATATGATTTTGATATAAATCACTTGTTGTATTTGGGAGATATTCTCTCTGATCGGCTTTTTGCAGAGCAAAGAATTGATTTCTTAACGTAGATTCTTTATCTATATTAGAAGAAAATCCGCAAAAATGCATTTTTCTAGTTCCAGGGAAAAAAGTAGAACTTACATCATTATTATAGTTATTTATAGGCACCACAGCATCAATTATAGGTGCTACTGTAGGCATATATGTATATTTTGTATTTACTGGTCTAAATGAAAAGTTCATTGTTAAATCAGCTGATGGAAAATTTCTATTAAAAATTTCACTATTAATAGAATTATTTTTCTCATAATTACTTAAAGCTACTCTATAAAAATTGTTATTTTCACTAGTTTCACTATTTTCACTATTTTCACTATTTTCACTATTTTCGCTATTTTTACTATTTTTACTCATTATAATAATACTTTATATATAAAAAATTATTAATAAAACATTTATAAATAAAAAAAACGGATATTAGCACTTTTTCCTATACTTAAAATAATTACACTATTTATCTATAAACATTTATTTATAAATATTTATCTATAAACATTTATTTATAAATATTTATC